TAGTAGGGGGTGGTGTGGCATCCCCGCCCGCACTGCCCGCCATGCTTGCCCGCAGAATCACCCGTGCCCGCATTTTGCCCGCAGCAGCACGGGCAGCGCATGTAATCTGTGCAATCCATGCGACAAATAACCACACATGAAAAGCCCATGACCAGCGCAAATAGAAAAACCACAGGTCACAAACTACACTATGATGCATGTATCGTGTTTTTCACAATGTCGAAAACACAACCCCCCGACCAGCCAAAACAATCACACCGCCCGCAAACCACTGCGGGCATCCCGCATATTGCCCGCACCAGCCAACAGCGCCCCCACAACATCCGCCGCACGCTCATCATCCCCGGGGAGGAAATGGGCATAGGTGTCGAGTGTCATCTTCGCCGTCGCATGCCCAAGCCGCGCCTGCACCGTCTTAATCGGCACGCCCTCCCGCAAAAGCATCGACGCGTGAAAATGCCTAAGCGACTTCGGTGTGACGTTTCCAGACAAGCCCAAATACTTACGCAACTGCATCAACGAATAGCTGAGTAGGTGCGCGGTCATCGGCTGCCCAGCCCGCGACAAAAACAAACGCTCACGCCCCCCATGCTCCGCACGATGCTGCTTAAGCATCCCCAACGTCACCTCATCCACAGCCACAACCCTGCGCCCAGAATCGCCCGTCTTCAACGCCCGCAACGGATCACCCGGGCGCAGGCCAGCCTGAGCCACCACCGAAATACGCCCCCGCTCAAAATCAATCTGGTGCCACGTCAACCCACACACCTCACCAGGGCGCATGCCCGTCGCGGCCATGAGCTGAATCGCCAACCCCACATCCGGCTGCGCAGTCACCCACACCAGTCTCCCATCCGCTCCTTGCTTCCTACGCCCCCCATGCGTGGCCGTCTCCACCAACAACCGCACCACCTCCGGGGAGGGTACGTCACCCCACGTCACCCCACTAGACGGGCGCGGCACCACCACACCCACAGCCGGATTCTTGAGGATCATCCCATCCGAAACAGCCTGCCCCAACATCGCCCTAAGCTGAGACAGCATCGACTTCACCGCCGCACGCCCCAACCCCACACCACCCCGCCAAGGCCGGCCATTTTGCAACACCCCCACCCAATTACGCACCATCACAATAGTCACCTTCCCCACAGGAACATCAGCGAGGTCACCGAGATTCCTCCGCAACTGCCCCCGAATCCGGCCAGTACCCGGTGATGGGGCCTGCAACACCCACGCATCACACAACGCCCCCACCGTGTCCCCACCACGCGCCGGGTCCACCCAATCACCCCTACGCAACGCTCCGCGCTGCTCCTCCACCCATGCTTTCGCGTCGCGCTCACGCTCAAAACTCCGGGAATGCTCCCGCCCCGCATGGTCACGGAACCGGCCTACCCAGCGGACACGCCCGTTACGATCCTTGCCAACCTTCGGCCTGCGTTGTACACTCATGTTTGCTATCCTTAAATCACTCATGTGTCAAACCCCCAGGAACCCTAGGTTTCTGGGGGCTTTTCGTGTGCTACACTCATGTGTGCCAGCAACTGGGGATGCTGGCATGCCCCTTAGACCCCCACCCCCTCTACGCTTTGTACGCGGCGCACGGGGTGGGGTTTCTCTATGCGCCCGCTAAGACGCGGGCCTTAGCCGCCGCGAACTCATCATCAGACAGCATTCCACCGGCGTGCAGCTCAGCAAGCTTCACCAACTGCCCCGCCACATCAAGACTCCGAACCGTAGGGCCATTGCCGGGGAGCGCGACAAACTGCTGCTGCATGCGAAGCCTCGAATTGTCGATAGGCTCACGCATGATCTCCTGGAAAATCATCGCGTTCTTCACCTTCGTTACCGCTTTGATCTCCGTGTTCGAGGTGTGCAGGGTGATCAGCATCATGCCTATGGTCGCGCGGCTGGTTTCTATGCTGCTGATCTTTTCGAGGGGTATGTACTGCGTCTCGATGACCTGGGTGAACCCGGCCACAGTGGATAGGATCACACGGTTATTCGTGCCCACCAGGCGGCCATGTGCACGTCCCTTGATCGCGTCCGACGCGTAAAGGATGCGCTCACTACTGTCGAGGATTCCCAGGATTTCATAGCGCAAATTATTGGGGTCGCGCTTGTCGTATGCCCGTGCGTATCCGTGGTCGTCAAAAGGGTGGTAGTGGCTTTTATCCATCATGTCCACGACCGTGGTTGCTAGCGCCAAATTGCGTGGATCGTCCGCCGTGAAGGTCAGTGCCCCGGGGGATTCGATGATGAATGCCGTGCGCTTGTCGCGCCCTTTGATGCAGTACGCGCTGTCACTGGTGCGGGTTAGGGTGACTTTTGTTTTCTGGCACGCTTGTTCTATCAGCTGGGTTGTGGTCACAGCATCGTTATTGAGGAAGCCATTCGTTAGGTGGTAGGTGCGATGTATGGGCACGGTGGGTTCCTTCCAGGTTGTCGGTTTCGTCCCCTGGATTATCCCACATCACCGCTCATAAATGCATGGTTTCTCATTCGCCGCATCAGCTCATAGCAAAGCTCCTCATCACTGATGGTGTCGAGGGGGTTAGCGTCGTCGATCCATCGGGGGTTGAGGTGTCCGAAGCGGACTAGTTCGGTGATGGGGTTGAGTCCGACGGCTTCGGAGATGGTGATGATGTTTTCGGCGGGGATGTTGTTGCGTGCGATTTGGGATTGGGTGGTGCGCTTGGGGATGTGGGTGAGGGTTTCGATTTCGGCTGGGGTTTTGCGCACCGTCTGTGTGATCCATGTGCGTGCGTCCATGTCTCATATTTTGCACCTGTCGCATAGATTCGCGCAAGATTCTGCACTTTTTTTATTGGCATCTAGCTGCACTTTTATAAAAATCATAAGTCCACTTGCATAAGTGGACTTGCGCAAGTCGAGTTATGCATGCAATGATGAATCCAGCGGCGCAAGGAACTGCACCGCAGAGAACCGAAAGGGATCACATGATCTACCTAGACCCCGCGGCTCTCGACGAGGCAAGACAAATTCATAGGTTGACCAGCGATGAAAAGCTAGGGAACGCACTAGGAATCAGCGGCCAAGCCGTGCGAAACCTACGGTCCCGCCGGTCCGTTCCGACGGTCCAAACGTTGCTGAAACTGCGTGAATTAACCAAAACGCCACTTGACGATTTGGTTGTCGTGACCGCATAAAATGCGATGCATGAGAATACTTTCATGCACCAAAATATAAGAAACAACTAAACAAGCTGTGTGAAAACTGAAAAGTGAAACCCTAGCGCGCAAAATACGGGCGATGAGGACTGAACCCCGGCGAGCGACGGCAAAGGCCCCCAGCAGGAACCAGCCACGCCAAGACCCTGACCCTCCCCACGCGGAGACCCGCCGCCCACACGCCGCACACCACCCCGGTCAGGGTGGGAATCGCAGGACCGACCCTGGACACGGGAGGGAGCGAATCACACGGCAGGCAACAGCGCGCACAAGAGTCGCGAACAGAACACGCGGGGTGCAACTCCCCGCCGCGACACCAGGCCCCGCCCACGTAGTGGACAACCCGGCGCGGGCCACCAACCCAACCGAAAGGAAAAACCAATGCCCCCATACCACCACCCCAAACTCCCCACCGACATGCTCGCAAACTTCAACGACCTACACGCAGAAATCAGCGCACTACCACGCAGCCGCGCACAATCCCTCGCCCTCACCAAACTAGATGAAGCCTTCCTCTGGGCAAAGGAGACCACCAATGAAATCGCATAACCACGACGACCACATCAACACCGCCGATGCGCTTGTCGCAGATGCCTACTTCCGCTTCATGCCAGGCCCCAAACACGCAGACTAGAAAGACTCACCTGATGATCGACGAAGCAGAAGCACAACGCGTCAAACTAGTCCACGAATACTACGGCGTGACTGCTGAGCAACCAGCGTATGACACCCGCAGTCGCAAAGCGCTGCTGCGAGAGCATGAGCACATCACCCGACAAATCCACCACAGCCTCGACATGCGCGAACGCATCGAGGACCACACATTTTTCGCAGCACTGCTGACCTTTGTGCTGGCAGTTCTCACCCTGACCTCAATGATGGGGGAACAGAACTGGCTGTCACTAGGCGTGCTCGGCATGGGATGGACATTCTGTGGGGTCACAGTGGGCAAGCTCATCAGGGAGCGCCGCTACCATCAGCGCCGGTTGATTGACCTATGGGATCGCGACAACAAGATCAAGGACATCATCTGGTCGTAGGCATTAAAAAACGCCCGCACAGGAAAAACCTTGAGAAAACCTGTGCGGGCGAATGAGTGCCCTCGGCAAGGACGCACCAACCGAAACCGGAAGTTACCTTAACTCCCGCGATGATCATAACCCCTGCCCTAAAGGAAAATCATGCTGACAGCACAACAACTAGCGGAAATGTGGGCCATATCACGCTCGCAGGTGTACAAACTCACCAAACGCACCCACGACCCCCTCCCCGCCTACCACCTCGGCGGCGTCCGATTCAAAAAGGAAGAAGCAGACCAATGGCTAGAACGCCAAAAACAACCGACTGGGAACTAGAAAAAATCGCCCGCACCACCGGCGTACTCACCCAAACCCCCACACAGAAAACCATCACCACACTAGCCGGTGGCACCATCGCCGCCGCAGTGTTCCTAACCCCCTACCTAGCAGCATGTATGTAGCAAGAGAAAACATCATCCCAACAAAAACCCTCGAAAAACTCCGCCGCCGCGCAGCAATGGGCCTCAGCTACGCGGGCATCCCCATCACCCAAAACCCCGCCGAGCAATGCATGTACCACAACTGCCAACGCAAACGAGACCCCAAAGACCCCTACTACCTATGCCGAGTCCACAGCGCGCTAGCTGACGTGACACTCAACCCCCACACCTACCTAGGCCAAACAGCATGAAACCAATACAACTGAAAAAACCACCCGCACCAGGCACACCAGACTGGCAACGCACCATCACCGCATCGAAAGTGCCAGCCATGATCCGCGACCGCTTCACCGGCGAATATTTGGGCATCGACTACCTGAGTGCCTTTGAGCGGTTTATGGAAATGACCGGGCAATGGGAACAACCCATCGACGCTAAAACCCAGGCCATGTTTGATGATGCCCATGATGCCGAAGACTATGCTGTCAACGTGTGGAAACGCGCCAACCCCGGCTGGAACACTGGTGCTGGGGAAGTCGCATTCACCAACCCCGACATCTTGCCGGGTATCCCATGTCTCGCGACCATTGACCGCCGCGCAAGCAGGGGACGTTCACGCCGCATCATCGAGGTCAAACGCCCCCGCAAAGACAACGGTGTGCAGGACAACTGGCTGGTGCAGGTGCAATTTCAGATGCTCATGTCAGGTATCAAAGCGGCGGATATTGTGATCGTCCCCGTGTACGGCACCCCGTCGATTCACCCGGTGGAGTACAACCCCAGCCTATGCGACGGCATCGTGAAGGATGTGCAGCATTTCCACCGGCTCCTAGTCGAGGGTACCCCACCAGACGTGGGGGACAGTGAGCACGCGAAAGAAATCTTCCAGCGCCTCAACCCCAAACCCACAGATCAGACCGTGGAGGCAGACGCCCAGACCGCCGCACAGTTGGCAATGGTGCTGGTGGAAATGGAGAAGCTGGAATCCCAAGCCCAATCCCTGGAAAACAAGCTGATGCAGGACATGGGGGACGCGAAAGCCCTCACCTGGGACGGGGTGCAGATCATGAGCCGCCGCCCCGGGCGGTTCGCACAGGCCCGCGTCCCGAAGGAACAACGCGACCTCCTCAAAGACCCCGACGTCATGACCCCGAAACTCGACGTCGCGAAACTCCGCAAGAAGCATCCCGACCTGGTGGAAGAAGCAACATCAACCCCCACCTACCAGCTGGAGCGCAAGAAACTCATCGAAGGAATCACCCTGTGAAAACACTCATCAAAACACTGGCCGTGGCAGCAGGCATAGCACTTGCCCTGAAAAACCGGGTTATCGTCATCAAGCGCAAAGACGAACCCGAACCAACCGTGTTCAAACCGTACAAGCCGCAAGATCGTCCAGAAGACCTCCCCAGGTGGAGTGAACTCACCGAAGAAGAGCGCGCACGATTCAGGCACGCATTGGACAAAGCAATAGCAGGTAGCGCTGACATCGACGCGCCGCTCCGAGTCCTCCGCAACATCCAGAACGAAAGGAAGAACCAGAATGGCTAACGACATCGAACCCATCGCCCCAACCGAAATCCTCCCCGCAGACCCCACACCCAACAGCGACACCCTAGCCACCCTGAAACAACAAGTCGAAGCAATGGGGGCCGCACGCGAACTCGCAACCGTCCTCTGCAACACCGGCATGGTTCCCCAACACTTCCGCGGCAAACCAGACGACGGGGCCGCCGCAATCCTCTACGGTACTGAACTGGGGCTGAACCCCATGCAAAGCTTGCAGAACGTGTTTGTGGTGCACGGCACACCCGCCGTCTATGCCCGTACAATGGCAGCGCTCCTCACATCCCGCGGCTACCGCATCGGCACCGTCGAATCCACAGACGAGGCCGTCACCGTCACCGCAAACGCGCCCGACGGGGCCACAGAAACCAGCACCTGGACCATTGACCGGGCGAAAAAAGCCGGGTACACGACCAACAAGAAGTACCAGACTGACCCGCAGGCGATGCTGTTTGCCAAGGCCACAGCGGAGGTGTGCCGCAAAATCGCCCCCCATATCCTGCTCGGTATCCAATACTCCTACGAAGAGCTACGCCTGGACGAAGAGCAGGAACGCCGCAAGGTGAAGGCCACCCGCGTGGACAAACCAGCTGGGCGCCTCGCAGCCGCCGCGGCAACCACCACCACAGAGACCGTGGACGTGGACAGCATTATCGCAGCCTTCGCCGCCGCCACAAACAGCAAAGAACTAGATGCTGTGGTCGAACAAGCCCGCGCAATCCCCACCGACCACCCACAACACGCCGCCGCACTTGATGCCTACAATCGGCGCCTAGGCGAACTACAGGCCGGTAACGCATGATCCCCATAACCCATTTCGAGGGACGCCTGGTCGCAGACCCAGAGATCAAGGAAACCACCACCAACGTGGTCACCCGATTCCGGCTAGCCTGCTCGGACAACCGCCTCACCGCCGGTGGGACATGGGAGAGCGTGCGGCAATTCTTCATCACGGTGAAAGCCTGGGACCACCTCGCTAAACCAGCATCTGAGCTGTCGAAGGGGGAGCAGGTCACCGTGAAAGGGAAGCTGGAAACCCGGTCCTGGACAGACGATCAGGGGAACCAGCGGAGCGGGGTGGAGCTGAATGCGATGGACATTCTCACCTCGATTGTGGATGCGCGGACGGGTGTGCAGGCACCGGCGTATTCGGATGTGCGGACGCAGGAAGCCCCATTCTAAACCTGAGAATTGTTCTTAGGTTTTGTTTGATATTGGTCGCCCCCACCCACGTTGGACGCGCTCGGGGGGGCTTTCGTAAAAGAGATAGTGACGTGACAATGAGACCCCATGAGGGGGCACATGATTTAACACCCCAAGCAATCGCCCTGTGGGCCATGCGCGTACACAAACTGCAGCTCACAGCCGCTTGCGCCATTGCAATCAGTCAAATCTGCCTAGGGATAAGGAGGGGAGATGGCCAGGATTAGGACAATCAAGCCGGAGTTCTGGTCAAGCCCCGGAATAGAGACCCTGGAATACCGTTGGAGGCTGCTTTATATAGCTATGTGGCAGCTTGCGGATGACTGGGGGAGGGGTGCTTTTATCCCTCGGGAGTTGCTTGGTTTTGCGTTCCCGATGGATGAAGAAATGACTTCCGCGGAAATTTCCGCGGGATGCCGGGAAATTTCCGGAGTGTTTGGGACGGTGTTTTACACGGTCGGTAAACGACATTACTTTTCAATACCGTCTTGGGAGAAGCATCAACGAATCGACAAGCGCGCGAAGGCTTCAAAATTCCCCGCCCCGGAAGATGGAGAACCGTATATTTTCGACGACGATGCAGGTCATGCGGGTTTTGTCGAAAAACAGGCCGTGCGATCTGTGCGACCTGTGGACGATGTACGGAAAATTCCGGAGGATTCCCGGAAGTCCCCGGAAGGTTCCGGAAAAATCCCCCTAGGAACAGGGGAACAGGGGAACAGTAATAAGGGGGTTGAGGTATCCAGTAAGTTGCTGGCTGAGCAAGCACATGTGAAGCCCCCCCAAGATTTTCCCGACTGCGAACCGGCGGACGCTGACGCGCCGCCACCGCCGCCCCACCCCACAGACGGCGCACCCGCTGATTGGTCCACCCCGGAAGACCCCCGATGCCGCCAGCACGCCGGGCTGCCACGCGACCAGGTGCCGCCATGCGGGGCCTGTGCAGCAGCTCGCCGCTGGTTCCAGGACCAGAAAACCCACGCCAAGCAGGCGAGACGAGCTGCGATCCGGGCGTGCACGTGGTGCGACGAGCGGGGCATGGTGCAAACCACCGATGAGTTGGGAAACCCGCTGGTCACGCGGTGTTCGCATGATGGTCCGCCGCCGGTTTTCCCGGCCCCTGATCCGCCTGGTGGGTCACCGCCGCCGCCGGATGTTCGGGAGAAGCTGGATGCGTGGCGGCGCGGGAATGCGTCAAATCCGGCCCCATTGGCCCCTCAGATTGATTGAAACCCCTTGGCGGGTAGTCGTACATGGTTCGGTGTTTTCAACGCCGCAAAACCCCCGTTTCGACGGTGCGGGCTGCGGGGTGGGGCGCGCCGGGCCATGAATCACCCCGAACAAAACATAAGAAAACAATGAGAAAGCAGGGTGAGTATTGAAAGACATCACCAAAATAGCGGGCCGCCTACACCCCACACTCACCCACATAGCACAATCCATACACGCCATCGGAAGGACAACCAATGACCCAAAAAGTAACCAGGAAAATGTTCATAGAACGCATGAACGCCGCCACCAACGACCTGATAGAATACGCAAACCGTCAAGTCGAAACCACCAACTTCAAAGACGGCCCCTACACCGTCATTCGCAGCATTGGTGAAGGAGCCAGCATCCTCAGACTCGATAAAGAAGGAACCCTCTCAATCAAGCACAACTACCTTGATCCCATCGGCTCACTGAACGCAGACGAGGCAGAGCAAATGGCAAATGACCTACTCGCCGCCGCAGAAGAACTACGAAAAATCGAACGTGAACACGCCGAAAAATAACGGGGGGGGGCTATGAAAATAGGCTCCCTTTTCAGCGGCTACGGCGGCCTCGACATGGCGGCACAAGCCGTGTTCCCCAACGCACACCCCGCATGGTTCGTTGAATACGACCAAGCCCCTGCATCAATCCTCAAACACCACTGGCCGGAAGTCCCCAACTACGGGGACATCACCACCATCGATTGGGGCACCATCCCGCAAGTAGACATCCTCACCGGGGGATACCCTTGCCAGCCATTTTCACACGCAGGGACACGAAAAGGAGAACACGATGAGCGCCACCTATGGCCCCACGTCAGGGAAGCAATTCGCCACCTACGACCCCGCTACATCTTCCTGGAAAATGTGGCCGGACACAGGTCTCTGGGGTTCGATCGAGTACTCGGAGACATGGCCGAAGACGGGCTGCATGCGTGGTGGACAAGCATTCGAGCTTCCGACATTGGTGCCCCACACCATCGTGAGCGGCTTTTCATCCTCGCGGCTTTTCCCGACTCCGAAAGCCTCCGACGGGATCATGGGAAGACCCCGCACACGCGGACGCCCGATCGAGAAATCCACGCACCTCACCACGATTGTGACGCTGCTACCGACACCGAGGGCGGCGGACTACCAAGCCACAATGGGGTCAGCGGGGGCGCGCAGGCACGTGGAGAAAGGCAACGGCTCGCTAGCGGAAACCGTGGGGGTGAAGATGCTCCCCACCCCGACGGCATCGGATGCGCGCCGGGCGGACAGTGTGACGGACAGGGCGCGGAACACGCCGCCGTTGACGGTGGTGACGGAGTATTTTCCCGATTTGATTGGGTAGAGTATGGGCCAGCGATCCGCCGGTGGGAGTCGGTGACGAGGCCGGCGCCTTGCCCGGTGGAGATGAATCGTAATGGTCGTCCGCGTCTTGCTGCTGTGTTTAGTGAGTGGATGATGGGGCTTCCCGGTGGGCATGTGACTGGTGTGCCTGGGTTGTCGCGGACATCGCAGCTTAAGGCCATTGGTAATGGGGTGTGCCCGCAACAGGCAGCGGTTGCGCTGCATCAACTTTTGGATATGAAAGGAGAATGATAATGCCTAGTCGTCACATCATTGAGTTTAGTTTTACTAAGCCGTTGTTGACATCGAATATGCGGTTTCGGCATTGGTCTCAGCAGGCGGATATTACGAGGCGTATCAGGTATGAGGCAGCCACACGGGTGCGTGCACTGAGGCTACCTGCTCAGCGGCATGTGCGGGTGGAGTTGCATTATCAGCCGCGTGACAGGCGACGGCGTGATGCGGATAATCTCGCCCCGACCCTTAAAGCCATGTGCGATGGTGTTGTGGATGCGGGGTTGGTGCCTGATGATACCCCGAATTTCATGACGAAGGTCATGCCGATTATTGATGAGCCGGTTCGGGGGGAGAAGGGCCGGGTTTACATGGTGATTGAGGTGGACAGTGATACCCCAACTGCTTGAGGCGAACAGCATGTATCGGGTGTTTAATTTCATTGCCGTGCGGGTAATGATCGATGAATATATTCGGCGCGCAATGTCACCCATCCCGGGGTTTATTGAGCCTCACATTAAAAGTGAGCTGCGTGCCCCGATTCTCAGCCCGATACGCGCAACAGCCAAAGACAAATACGTGAGTGAACTTGCAGGGCAATTCGCTATTGGCATTGAAAGGAAAAACCATGATTAATGAACCACACCTGCTACTCAGGTGGGAAGACGATGAGGGAATGCATGAGGAAATCATGTCGTGCCCCGGCCCCGACAAAGGCAACAACGGGTTTGTGATCTGTGATGATTGCAGCCCGGATGACGTGGAGAAGCTTGGTCTCGCTCATGAGGCATGTCGAACCACCTACACCACGCATGGTGTGGAGCATGAGTACACGGATGAGTGGCGCGTAGACACCCACACGTGCATTGTGTGTGACCGGTTTTCCCGCCGTGACGATTACCTCAGCCGGGAGGGCGTGGGTGCTTTCCTGGTGTCATTTAAATCCACCCCGGAGCTTGGTGCGAAAGCCTACGAGATCATCAAGCTTGATGAGGTGGTGTTTCGGGCGCTTTTTGATGCGCATAGTGAGCGCCAAAAACTGCGTGAAGAAAGTGTCGCGCTGTCGTGGGCCGCGTCCGGCGGGGAGGCGCATTCGTGATCACCATCGCGGGTGGATGTGTAGAAGCGCAGTGGTGAAATGGTACGCGTTCTTGATATGACGGCGGGTAGCCGCATGATGTGGTTTGACCCGCACAACACTAGTGCGGTTTTCGTGGATAACCGGACGCTTGACACTGAGTTGTGCGACGGTAGGAGGCTGGAAATCAAGCCTGATGTTGTTGCGGATTTTCGTGCCCTCCCGTTCGCTGATTGTTCGTTTGATCATGTGGTTTTCGATCCGCCGCATCTTGAGAGGTTAGGGGCATCGTCATGGACAGCCGCGAAATACGGGGCGCTTCTCACCTCATGGAGAGATGACCTTGCAGAAGGATTTGCGGAGGGATTTCGCGTACTGAAACCCGGTGGCACTTTAGTTTTCAAATGGAATGAGACGCAAATCCCGACGTAGGAAGTTATTAGCCTCGCAAAAGGCGGGAAACTTCTTTATGGACACCGGTCAGGCAAAGCAGCAC